TACGCCCATAAAGAATATCTACAAATTCATCATCTTCTAACTCATTTATTGCCTGAATAATCCTATTAAGCAATGCTTGATTTTTCTCTTCAATTAAATTTAACTTTCTATCGGCTCTTAATTTGATTTGCATTTTTTTCTTCCTCTTTTTTATTTCCTCAAGCACGGCATTGAGAAATTGTTTGTCTTCTTTGTTCCTTAAATCATGTTGCATTAAAACAAGTCTTGAGGTAGAAACCTGTTTCAGCCACTCTTTAAAGTCTGTGATGGAAGGCGCATAATAAAATTCTGGATTTTCTTCCCAAGCTATTTTATCCTTAAAATCAATCCAAAATTCATCTGGTTTATCATAATAATAGCGATAAAAATATAAACCACCAGCATTTTGAGAATAACCTAGTTTTTTCAACCTTTTGCAAAATTCCAAACTTGGTATTCTTTTTTCTTGTTCAAAAACTTTGGCTTTGTTTTTCATCTTTGTCCTCTCTTTATACTATTATACTCATTTCACCCCGTTTCCTTAATACCTTTTTACCTTCATAGGTGCGCCACAGAGTGGGCAGGTATCTGGGCATAAAGTTTGGAACTCCTTATTTAACCTGTTCACCTCTCTTTCACATACCTTAATTCTCTGTGAAATTTCCTTTCCCTTTCTCTCTAGATCCATCAGTCTTTTGCCCTCTTCTTTTACTTCTGTCCATATCTGATACGCCCTTTCTGTCGCTCCAAACTGCCCTGCAATAATAGTTACCTTCTTTATTTTCTTTAGTTTTCTCTCTAATACAATGGCGTCCCTATATAATTCTCTTAGTCGCTCATATTGCTCTCTTATCCCTCTCCACGCTTCTACCTGCTTTTCCACCTTACTTAACAGCTCTATGCCCTGCTCTACTCCCTTTGTTCTATGTAATTGTTCTTCCAAATCCTTCCGCTGTTTACACAGGCCATCCAACTCTGTCAGTTGCTTTTCCATCTCTTTCTTATCCAGCTCTAGCTGTTCCAGCCTTTCTATCTCCTTTTCTAGCTTTGGCAACTCCACATATTTATCCAGCTCTCTTTTGTATTCCTCTAGTTTTTCTTGGTCTGACTGGACTGCTTGCTGTAGTTGCCGGTGGGTGCTTCGTAAACTAGATGTAACTCGGTCAATATCATCAATGGAGGCAGCCTTGTTTAGCATCTGCGCAACCTCCCCTGGGCTGCTCATCAGAAGGAATGGTGGGTCAGCTTGATTTTGTATGTTAATGTCATCCATGTTTATAAGCAGATTGACTTCCCCCGGTGGCTCAGTCCCAAACCCCTCCAACACTAAGGGAGTATCATCCTGGGCTGAGTAAATGAGATACTGGTTCTTATTTTTATCTTTTTCTCGCACCACTTTACCACCTGGGTCTAAGTCCAGCTCTACCCTTGTCCTCCCACCCCAATCACTTCTGAAGGCATCCCCTAGAGGTCTGTTAGTTATTACCCAATTTACTGCATGGAAGATAGCTGATTTTCCTGCATCAGAAAGACCAACAATGACATTTACTCCCTTTGAAAATTCTAGTGTAGTGTTTTTATGGCTTTGGAAATTTTGTATAGTAATGGACTTAATCATTTCCTCCCCTATCCTTATTTTTTCAGAAACAAATCAAAAAACCTCTCCGCATCCATTACCACCACTGCACGTTCTCTATTCTTCTTACAAAACAATAACCAATCCGTCCCCTCCATCTGATTCTTCTTTACCTGTCTTATCCATGCTGGGATTGACCATGTCTCCTGCCACTTACACTCAACTGTAAAAGGAAAAACCTTGAGCACCTGTCCTTCCAGACGGACATCAGGGCCACTTTGACCCATAGGCCGTGACTCAACTGGTTTGTCCTTCCCACAAGGAAATCCCGTTACTTTTGCTATCTGCTTTGCTACCCAAGATTGTAGCCGCCTTGCTTTAGCTTTCGCAGACTGGGGGGTGATTCTCTTTTTCACTAGGCTTCCCTTCGTTTCGGTTTTCTATGCAGAACAAACTGGCTCTCTATTTCCATCCATACCTTAATTACCTCCTCTCTCAACTCTCTCTCCAACCCCTCCTCTTCAACAATTGCTATTGCCTCCTCAATCCTCTTTGCCAGTTCTCTATCCCTTACCTTATATACACTTTCCCCTAGTGTTGTTTTAAGGAAACGGAGATTTGCACGGATGTCATCAATCCCATAGTCATACAGGATATACAATGGCGCAGTACGGTAAGGTTTCCACACGCTGGATTTAAACACCTCTACCTCTGTCTTTACCCCCACTACCCTGACGACTTCCTTACCCTTAATTTTTTTCTTTTTCTTAATTTTCTCTGCATTAAGGCAACGCAGGCGGAGGCTAGAGTAAAAGCCAATTGCTTCACCCCCTGGGCTCTTGTATTTTTGCCCAAAAGAGCCTGCATCTGTATTTTGGCGGATTTGATTTGAGCAGACCATAAGGAAGCCTTTTTTAGCTAGCTCTCTGCATGTTAGCCTACACTGTTCGCTAAACTCCTTTGCCCGTCTCATCCCATATGAATCCTTCCCCTCTTCTTCCATCTCCGTGGTAAGTGCAGCTAATGAATCGGCAAAAATCCCATGTATTTTCCCTTCTGGTTTCGGGTTCCACTCTCTAATAGGTTTAAACACCTCACTGACAGTATCTGGTATCTCATATTCAATCTCCTCCACATCCAACCCAAACAGCCTAGCAAACTGTTTATTCAGGCGGGCTTCTGGGTCATAGAACATCACCTGCCCGCCCTGCCTTTTTACATTCCCTGCTATCTCACACAACAAAACAGTCTTGCCAGTGCTACTTGGCCCAAACACCTCCACCATTATCCCAGCAGGTATCCCCCCTCCATGTACCCTACCACCTGAAATGGTTAGGTCTAAAAGGGTAGACCCAGTGCTAATTACCTTTTCTATATTCCCTTCATACTGGGGGGTTTCCTCCACAGGTTGTCGGGCGTGTTTTTTCACTTGCTCAACTGTTAGATTTTTTCTTTTTCTTCTTTTCACAATGCTTCCTCACCTTGTGTACTATTTGCTCTATGGTTTCCTTGCTAATCCCCTTCCTACCCAACCTGTATCTAATACACTCCTCAAACACCCCAACCCTTATCCTTCCCTGCATCTCTCCCCATGTCTTACAAAGCACCTCTACCATCTGGTCAATAGATATCTTTATATTACTTCCCTCTTGTAATTTTCTTTGTACAACCCCCTGCAAAGTCTCACCCTCAACCAGCGCAGTCAAGCGGAGACTATCAGACACCTCTACTGGAACAAAAGCCCCTATGTATTTCCCTGTCAGATATGTACTGCTATCCCGCTTGGGTAAAACCAGCAGGATATCCTTATCCTCTTTCTTCTTTTTCTCTTTGCTCAAAGCAGTCATCAAATACCTCGCAATCATCACAATCATCAAACTCTTCACAATCCTGCCCAAAGACATGACCGTATGGACACTTCTTAGACTTAGGCTTGCGGACTGGCTCCTCCCTCTTTATCCCTTCAGCCTCCTTTGGCTTTCTGTGTCTACTAGGCTGAAGAGGCACATCCTCTTCCTCTTCTTTCTGCTCAATGCCCTCTTCCTGTTCTATCTCTTCTTCCGTTGGCTCACTATCCATGTCAAACAATTTGGCCTCTATTTCTTTGTATGGAAGAATAGTGAGAACCTCATCTAGGTTTGGGACTTGTTCTAGAATATCTTCCGAATAAACACTATCCCGCTCTATAAAATCAATCCTAGATGTATCAGCAAAGGTATTTTTTCCAAACTTCTCTTCACTAAACCGTATCCGCAAAGTATACCCCTCTTCTAAATCAGGGAACACTGCTCTGTCCTCATCCTCTTCTAGTTCTTCATTCAATGCCTTCTGAAAACATGCTTGGCTGATATCCCAGACATGTGGCTTCTCTTCATACTCTCTACGCCCTAGAGGGATTACCACATACAAGTTACGGTCACTTGGCCTAAGTGCTCTAACTGCATCATCATCCCATTTACCCCCCTCTTTTAACAACCTTGCCCGATACTCACAAATTGGACAGGGTTTACCAACACTGGTAGGGCAAACTATTGTTTCATTACTTATACCAATGTTACGGTGCAGTTTGTAAGGGCGTTTATACCAAAGTTCTCCCTCTACAGCTATCCCCAACTCCTCATCCCTATCAGGGTGGTGTGGGTCTGTAACACGGTATGGTAAGAAATCCAACCTAACCCTCGTATTAGGCTCTTCCCTAAACATCCTCACTCCTTTAGGCAACTGGAGGTGTCCATATTGAGACCGCTGATTACGCTGCCTTTGGGCATCTGCAGCTACCCTGTCTCTAAATTTACTTCTCCTCTTCTTTCTCATCTTTCTCCTCCTTATGCATGTTTAATAATTTAAATATCTTGGTGCTTCCTCTACCCAAAGCTTAAGTTCACAACCACATTTATCACAAACAAAAGTAATTGATGCCCCATCTGAGAAAGGGCACTCAATTATAAATTTGCTATATTCCTCTTCTGGTGCTTCTTCAATAATATTTGTCTTACCGCACTTTGGGCATTTCCACCTAAGGCTATAGAACATATCTATTTCCATCTTTCCCTCCTCTAAATTTATTCTCCCCCTTTTTCTCTATTTTCATCCTTTTTCTCCTCCTTACCCATCTTTAAAATTGCCCTATATGCCATCAACTTGCCCAATGTAATATGCTTACTAAGCACATAGGCATAAAAAGGCAGACAGATAACCACTCCAATTACAATCAACCACCATTTCATTGTTTCTTTCTCCTCATAGCCTTGGCTACCTTTTGGTTGCTTTCTCTCTGTTTCTTTGCCCTTTCTTCTGCTAGATTCCGTGGAACAGAAGGCCCAGCAAAATAAGAAAGCCCAAACAGTTTTACCAAATTCTCCAATGCTACCTTCTTTGTATCCACTGCTCTCATTGCTGCTTTTGCAATGTCACTCTCATGCTTGGCTTCAATGTAAGCCTCTTGGGCCTCTCTGTATTCTGGTTGTAGGATGATAGTATTTTGAACGGCCCCCTCAGTAATTTTAGCCAGCCCATACTTCTCAGGATTATTCCGTATATCTTTATCTAGCTCTGCCTTCACCACATCTACTCGCTCCTTTGCCCTATCCTTCCTTCTCTCCATGTCTGTTACCCACTTAGCATACTGGAGAGTTATCCTAGGCTGCTCTAGCCACTCCACATCTAGTGCCTGTTCATCTATGTTTATATCCTTTTCAAAATCCATTACTTATCCTCCATTTCCTCAAATTTGTGGTATTTATCTGCACTATCACATTTATCTAACCCAGCCTGTATTTCAATTCTGCCTTCTTTATTCATTCTCCATCCATCTTTTACAATAAGAGAACCACACTCTCCATTGTCTATCACACTCAACATCTCCTCCCTACACTTATTCCACCCATCTTCAAATACCTGAAGAAATCTGAATTTAAGGGTAACATCTTCCACATCATTCTCTATTTCTATCTCCTTCTTACCAAATGTACAAAAATATTTAGGTTGAAGAACAGGTCTCTCCACACCATCATAGGTAAGAGGCCTGAAATAAGCCCCATAGCCTACTCTCATCTGGACAGGCACTAATGAATGAGCATAAATTCTAAAAAGCTTAGCAAGGTTAAAAATAATGTTATCAAAATCTTCTTTCTCTATTAGAACTGATTTACCCTCTTCGTTAGTCCAAGCGTAATCTTCAATTATTTTTTTGATTTCTTCTTCAATTTTCATCTTTTCAACTCCTTCCCCCCATCACTACTGAATAACAAGCAAATACCAAACCAGCAAAACCACTGTTATAAAAAGGCTCAATGAACTCCTCCATAACCACTCCAGCCTGATTGTTTTCCCCATTTAACAACACTGCTTGGCAATATCCCAGCACTGCTCGCCTTACCCCCTCTGGGTCTTCTTCCTTTAACCCTTTTAGTATTTGCATCACTTTAGACCACGGGGAGCCATCCAAAAGGGCACGGCACAGTTGGATAGTCTGTGACTGCTTCTCTGCCACTCTCTTAGCCACTTCAAGGCGTTTTTCTGGTGGGACGGCCAGTGTTTGTTCCAATATTTGTAGGGCATTTCTCGGATGCCCTTGGCTGTCCTGTATTATCTGGTCATATACTTTTTTGTTTAGTCTCTCCCCCTCTGCCTTTACTACCTTGTGTAGCAGGCTTTTCATATCTCTATCACTGAGGGGCTTAACAGAAAACTCACTGCAACGCCCCCTAATAGTGGGAAGGAGCTTATGTGGGTCAGTGGTGCAGAGGATAAAGTAAACGTGATGGGGGGTGTCTTCAAGTGCTTTCAGCAATGCATTCTGTCCTTCCCTGGTTACCTGGTGGACCTCATCAAGAAGCCAAACTCTACACTTCCCCTGCAGTGGACGGTATTGCATATGTTCACGTATCTCTCTTATAGTGTCAATCCCACGGAAATCTGCTGTGTCCAATTCCCTGAAATCATTCCCCTCACACCCCAGTTTTCTGGCAATTATCCTTGCCAATGTAGTTTTTCCACATCCAGTTGGGCCATGGAGTAGATATGAATG